ATCCCCCTTCCGAGGGGGGTGCCTCTGTCGAGACAGTGACCGATGTCGGTATACACAATAAGTTCCCATCATGATACTATGCCTCATGGATGCGGCATGTGCGCCATCACACTCTCGAGCCCTACGTAATCGTCCTCAGACCAAAATGGCCTGTGGTGCGATAAGGAGCAATCCGGACCGCAGCAATGCGAGGTCTTTACTTCTGCTGAGCAGAAGTTCCGACTCTCGGGATACGTTAATTCCTGAGGAACTAAACGCACTCAACAGAAATAATCCTATGACCCCACCGAAACAGGTTTGGACCCTGTTAGGTCGAGACGTACGGTACGATTTTACTAAAAGTAGTCGTATCATCTCATAAAGGAGAAAACTAGGCTAAATTATTTCTTGCTCTTGCTTCTAACTAGACCAGTAGAATTACTTCCACCGCTCTAAACTATCAGGCAACCTTAAAGTAAGGTTACGAGTGTTCAGTCGTCCAAAGAGCAGTACTCTAGGATCACGCCCCTTTCAGGGGTGAAACTGAGCCGCCCTCTAGCCTCTGGAGAATAGGAGGTTCCCATTCTGAGCCTTTGTTAAAGCTCCAGCAAGTATTTAACTGACTGTGAGACATAGAGGACCCTTAAGTAAGGCACTCTCTGGTGATCATTGTAATTGTAGCATAGCGTTGTTACACTTTCCCTATATGGGTTTATGCACCAGACACAAGAGTTTAATCTAAACTGCTGTTTTGACAGCTACTAGATCGGACATCCTATGTTACTGAAGTTGCCTATAATCAACCGGGGTAGGCTGCATCCTCAACGACCTGAAATGTGTACATTAGTACATCCGGAGTGACGAGCTCTGGGGGTAAACCCTTTGCCCATATACCGTCAAGAGGAAGAGGGAGTGCGCACCATTGAGTAACCTCCTTAGGAGATCAACTCGATGGGGCCTACCGGTGGCCGTTCACAACCTGCTCCCCATTACTGGAAAGAGAGGTACCGAGATTCAATTCGATATTAGATCCAATGATTTTATTCACTAGACCCAATACGTTTCTCATCCCTTTTGGCTATTCTTACTCAACATCTTCTGAACCAACGTTCATGGTGAACGGGTCAGCAATGACCGTCGCCGAGGTATTGGCAGTAAAAGCGCTAGACCGTAGTATCGCTCACTGGGCGGTGCTTGTAGATTGGGATCTACAGCGGCAATCGCCGTACGTGATAGTGGATCCTTATGACCCGGAAGGATTGCTTTACCTGAAGAAAAGTGAGTACCTTTCTCAGATGAAAGTTTGTGCTTCCAACGATATTACACTCATAGTTATCGCTCGACCTGGTTCTAAACAGCCAGTATCCTCTTCTCAAAATTCCCCCCCTCGTAAGGAGGTTCCATTTGATTCCAAGGAGTTCTTCGCGGAGAGATCTAATCGTCTCACGTGGAGAAATTTCCTGGATCTCCGACGTTTTGTAAGTCGGAATGTCGAACTTGATGACGGTATGGTTACCGCCACTAGTTTAACTATGTTGCGGACGGTTCTGTTGTGGGCAAGAGAATTGCTCCACTACAGCGCTGTGACAGCACCGGAACGCCGACTCGAAGGATTTACTCCTTTTGCGAGGGCGCTCGCAGCATTGGTCACACATAATGGACTTCTGCATACTACCCAGAGGATGAAAATCGCCTTATTCTGCGTTTATAGTTATATAGGGGGAAACCCCCTATCGTCTACGGACGCATTAGGACTGCGGTTGCGGTTATCTAACGGCCTCCCTATTCTGATTCCCACGCCTTATCGGCGTGAGATAAGAAAGGGTAATCTCAGATGGATCCGTATATGGGTTTCTCTCCTAAATATGGGGAGAGCTTTAAAGGTGAAAACACCTGACCCAGAAACGGCCTATGAGACGATCCGGAAGCCCGCACCCCACCTGGACGGTTCACAACTGTTCATACGGTGGCAGTACTTCTGTAAAGAAGTTTTCCCTGGTCTTCTCGCTACACAAGCGGAAGGGGGAACACTCCCAATGTTTAAATATAAATCGAACATCGGACTCATCATCCGTTCGGCAGGAACCAATCTGCGGTCTTCTAGTTCGATCCAGTCAATGATTCTGGATGCTAAAGCATGGACTCTCTGTCCGTCGAACTATCCCTTAATGTGGTTTAAACACCACGGGGATAAGGCTATGGAATTCTTAATGAATAAAATAGCTGAAGAACCACATTGGGGAGCCAAATGGCTCGACCCAATGACTGGTGAAGATCAGTCTGATCTTAGTTTCATTACCGAAGAGGCCTGGAGGGTCCCCGATGCAAAAGCCCAAAAGGCTAGATTGCAGAAGGCTCGTAAAATGGCGAGCGCTTCAGGGGCTCTCATAGGTCATATGTTCGACGCCTATAAAAAGGCGTGGGAGGTCGGCCCTGCATACATCTTAGATGAAGCAGGTAACCGTGCCGGTTCGTATGACAGATTCAATACTGGTCGTCTATTTAACTTTGCGGCTCCAGGAGGTAAACTCCGGACAGTTGCTATATGTGACTATTGGACACAGTGTGCAGTTAAGGGTGTTCACGATCATCTGTTCAAATTGCTTAGGATCATCCATCTTAATGATGGAACTTTTGATCAGCAAGGAACGGTTGATCGCTACTGGGCACGTAACTTAAAGCCTCATTGGTCTTTTGACCTTAAGGCTGCTACTGATTCAATTCCGTTAAGCCTCTATATAGAATGCTTAACGCCCTTCCTCCGTGAGGAGAAAGAGACATATGAAGATGCTCGTAAAAGAGCAGAACTGTGGGCCAAGCTAATGACTGATCGAGACTTCGCATTACCGTCACCGAAAAAGGGTGAGTTGGGTCACACGGGTCTGATCCAGTATCGTACCATCCGGTATGGCACTGGGCAGCCCATGGGCGCATATTCATCTTGGGCGAGCATGGCTCTTGTCCATCATGCCTTAGTGCAGTTTTCTTCGTGGCTGTCGGACAATCAGTTCGACGTAAGCGCCATGGCGGACTTTAGTCTTCCAGGGCTACCACAAGAAGGTCTGACTACTCGTGAGAGTAGGGCATTCTTTTCTACGTACCTCGTGCTTGGAGACGATGTTGATATTTCCGAAAAAGCCACGGTAGCTGATAATTACCAGCTTGTGTGTAAAGCCTTCGGAATAAAGATAGGACTGCATAAATCATTGAAGTCAAATAATAACTTCTTTGAATTTGCAAACCAACGCTTCTGCGAAAACGGTAACATTTCACCGCTTTCCTTCATGGAAGAAGTACAATCTTCGACTAGTTGGAATAAGCGTGTTGAATTTGCACGCCGGATCGCGTCGCGTTTCGGACTCAATGTAGGCGAGAGTATGTTGGTGCGGCTCACTGTAACCGCCAGACAGTGGCAATCCCTAGTTCCAGAGTTATCTGGAACCCGGCCTTTGCTATTCTTGCGACTTCTCAAGTTCATTCTGCTCAATCCTCTCAAGGACCTCTGGATAAAACCAGATGGTTCTCGATCGGACATAAGCATAGATGCAATAAGAGCTTGGCTAGCTAACCTCAAAGAGGTTGTAGCCAGCCATGCATCACCTGATAGTCTCCGAATTCTGGAGGCCGAACTCAGGACTGCTGTGTCTGATTTGGTTAAGACGAGCCTGAAACAGACTTTGGAATCCATTCCAGAGTCAACTGTCTACTACGGCTACGACCAGGAAGTAACTAACTTTCTGACGTCGATAGGCGAAGGGTACAGATCCAATGCGTATAAACCAGATCCATCTTGGCGCTATGTTTTGCCTAAAGCTAAATGGTCGTATACTTACTTCCAAATGGCCTTGAATTGGCATAACGAACGCCTTCGAAAAGACTTACGTCAATTCGAGATGAATAACTGGAAGATACTCATGCAGCGCCCCGCTCTAGTTCTCGACCCTACTGCGATGCGGAAACGTATCCCGGACCAATTTTACAGCCCTCCATTGGAGGTCTGGGTCCGACTGTGGATAGAACTTGGGAATTTTCCTAAGCCAATTAGAAGGTCACAAGACTTTCAAGTTGACTATCTTCGGATGGCGGATCCCTCTCAAAGAGAGATTAATGACCATGCAGAAGCCCTTCTTAAGGTAATTATACCTAAGGTGGCGGAGGTGTTGGGACTAGAAGTCGCCAGCGTTCCTTATTACCCATTACTGGGTGCCAGGGGGACTAAAGGATGGGCGCGTGTAGTTAAACGCAGCCTATCTAAATTCACCGGAGTTGAGAAACTCCTTGCATCGTGTCGATTACTGAGCTCTAACCCCGATTTTAATCGGGAAATAACTTGGCAGCACTACCTATACGGTAGCCCTAAGTCCAAGCGTTAGATAATTCGGGATCGT